GAAAGATAAGATTTCACAACTTCCTGTAGAACAACAGGCAGAACTCTTAGACTTGCTGTCTGAGTTTGAAGAAGCTGACAACAAGAAGAAAGCCAAAGATGACTTCATAAGCTTTGTTAGACTCATGTGGCCTAGTTTTATTTCTGGTAGGCACCACAAAGATATGGCTGAAGCCTTTGAACGTGTGGCACGAGGTGAACTCAAGCGTTTAATTATCAACATGCCACCCCGTCATACCAAGTCTGAGTTTGCTTCTTACCTCTTACCTGCATGGTTCTTGGGAAAATATCCTGAGAAGAAAGTTATTCAAACGGCACACACAGCAGAACTGGCTGTAGGATTTGGTCGTAAGGTGAGGAACCTGATTCAGTCTGAAGATTTTGCTAAAGTGTTTCCTAGTATCACCCTGTCCTCTGACTCGAAAGCTGCTGGACGATGGAACACAAACAAGCGTGGTGATTACTTTGCGATTGGTGTTGGTGGTGCGGTCACTGGTAAGGGTGCGGATCTTTTGATCATAGATGACCCTCACAGCGAACAGGACGCCCAGCAGGGGCAGTTTAACCCTGAAGTCTATGACAGAGTCTACGAATGGTACACATCAGGCCCACGGCAGCGTTTACAACCCGGAGGGGCAATCATTGTTGTGATGACCAGATGGTCTAAGCGTGACCTGACAGGGCAGATCATAAACTCTATGTCCAATAGAGAGGGAGTTGATGAATGGGAAGTGATTGAGTTCCCTGCGATACTTCCATCTGGAAATGCTCTTTGGCCTGAGTTCTGGTCTCAGAAAGAACTTGATTCTCTAAAAGCAGAACTTCCTGTATCCAAATGGTCAGCGCAGTACCAACAAGACCCTACTTCCGAAGAGGGTGCGCTTATAAAACGTGAGTGGTGGCAAGAATGGGAAGCGGATAAACCTCCATCATGTGAGGCAATCATACAATCTTGGGATACAGCGTTTCTAAAAACACAACGATCAGACTACAGTGCCTGTACAACATGGGGTGTGTTCTACATTGAGGGTCAGCCTAATGTAATTTTGCTTGATGCCTACAAAGAAAAGCTGGAGTTTCCAGAACTCAAACGTGCAGCTTATGACAAGTATCAAGAGTTTGAACCTGATCAGATGATTGTAGAGAAGAAAGCTTCTGGTGCGCCTCTGATATTTGAGCTTAGAGCTATGGGTATTCCAGTAACAGAGTTTACACCATCGCGTGGACAGGATAAGATTGCGAGAGTAAATGCAGTAACAGACCTGTTCGCAAGCGGCTCAATATGGTATCCTCCTACCAGATGGGCAGAAGAAGTGATTGAGGAATGTGCATCGTTCCCTTCTGGGGAACACGATGATTTAGTGGACTCTACCACCCAAGCTCTGCTAAGGTTTAGACAAGGCGGCTGGGTGAGAGCCGAAATGGATGACTGGGATGACGAACCAAAATACCAAAGACCAGTTGAATATTACTAGAAGCAGCTAGGCTGCGTATGTGAAACGGAGACAGGTATGGCTATTGAAAAGCAGATGGAACCTTCAGACATAGAGATTGAAGAAACAGATGCTACAGAAGTTGAAGTTGAGATTGTGAATCCTGACGCGATTTCTGTTGAAACAGAAGATGGCGGTGTGATCGTTGACTTCGAAGGAAGCCTTACCGAAGAACTCATGGGGCCAGAACACGATGCTAACCTAGCTGAGTTTATTGAAGAAGCTACTCTACAATCAATGGCATCGGAACTTGTGGGAGACTTTGATTCTGATCGTGAGTCTCGACGTGATTGGGCAAGAGCTTACGTTAAGGGGTTAGATCTTCTTGGGATGAAGATAGAAGAACGTAGCCAACCGTGGCAGGGGGCATCTGGTGTGTTCCATCCAGTTCTTACAGAGGCCGTTGTTAGGTTTCAGGCACAGGCAATGGGAGAGTTATTCCCTGCGTCTGGGCCAGTAAGAACCAAGATTATGGGCAAATTAACCCCAGAAAAGACAGATCAAGCAGACAGAATCCAGACAGAAATGAACTATCTTCTGACTGAAGAGATGACAGAATACCGCGATGAGACTGAACAGATGTTGTTCAAGCTTCCTCTTGCAGGTTCTGCGTTTAAGAAAGTTTACTATGATCCACTAGAGGATCGTCCCGTTGCTATGTTTGTTCCAGCGGAAGACTTTGTTGCTTCCTATGGTGCATCAGACCTTGCGTCTTGCCCACGGTACACGCACATAATGAAGAAAACATCTAACGAGATACTAGAGCTACAAGTTGCTGGCTTCTACCGTGAGGTAGATCTACCAGATCCAGAGCCAGATTTCTCAGACATTCAAGAAAAGTATGACGAGCTTGATGGAGAGCATGCAATCATAGAGGATGATGATCGTCACACAATCCTAGAGATGCATATGGTTATGAACATGCCAGAAGAGTTTGATGACCCTGATGGTATTGCACGTCCATACGTTATTACTATTGATAAAACCTCTCGTGAAATTCTATCGATTAGGAGAAACTGGTACGAAGATGATGCAAAGAAAAAGAAAAGGTTACACTTCGTCCATTACAAATACTTACCGGGTCTTGGTTTTTATGGCACAGGACTTATACATCTCATTGGTGGTCTGGCTAAATCCGCTACGTCAATACTGCGTCAGCTCATTGATGCTGGTACATTATCTAATTTGCCAGCAGGTCTTAAAGCTCGCGGTCTTCGTATCAAAGGTGATGACTCGCCTCTTATGCCGGGCGAGTTCCGCGATGTGGATGTTCCGGGTGGGGCTATCCGTGATTCGATTACGTTCATCCCTTATAAAGAGCCGTCAGGTGTACTCTACTCTTTACTTGGAAACATTGTCGAAGAGGGAAGACGCATTGGTTCAGTTGCGGATATTCAAGTAGGTGACATGAACGCACAGGCACCTGTGGGTACAACGCTTGCTCTGATGGAGCGCAGTATGAAGGTTATGTCTGGTGTGCAAGCACGTATGCATGCAGCCATGAAGAAAGAGCTACGCTTGTTAGCACGTATCATACGTGACTATATGCCAGCAGAATATGCTTATGAGATGGATGGAGATTTTGACAGGCAGAAAGACTTTGATTCTCGTGTTGATGTTATACCTGTCTCAGACCCAAATGCTGCGACTATGTCCCAAAGGATTATGCAGTATCAGGCAGCGTTGCAGCTTTCTCAACAAGCTCCTCAATTATACGATATGGGGAAGCTGCATCGTCAGATGCTAGAAGTGTTGGGAATACAGGATGCAAGCGATATCATCAAACTACCTGATGACATAAAGCCAGCCGATCCTGTTACAGAAAATATGATGCTCTTGAAGCAAGAGCCAGTCAAAGCATTCAAGTATCAAGATCATGAAGCACATATCGCTGTGCATATGGCAGCAATCCAAGATCCTAAAATGCGTGAGATGGTCGGTCAGTCACCGTTCGCTCAGGCGATTGGTCAGGCTATGTCTGCTCATGTTACCGAACATGTTGCCTTCCAGTATCGTCGTGAGATTGAGAAGATGCTTGGTGTCGAGATGCCAAATGAAGATCAGCCATTACCAGAGGACGTAGAGGTTGAGATCTCAAGACTAGCAAAAGATGCAGCAGAAAAACTATTGCAAAAAGATCAGGCAGAAGCACAACAACAGCAAATCGCACAACAACAACAAGATCCTGTTGTACAAATGCAACAAGCAGAATTACAAATAAAGCAGAAAGAGCTTGAGCATAAGATTCAAATGGATACGCAAAAGCTTCAGCTTGATGCGATGGCAAAAAGTTCAAATGCACAAATTCAACAGGAACGTATTTCCGCTGAGAACCAACGCGAAGGGGCGCGTCTTGGCGTAAAACTAGCCACCGATCTGGATAATTCACAACGTAGTGATCAGAAAGAAGGCGCAAAATTGGGGATAGAAATAGCGAAGGAGTTAACAAAGGGAGATGGATGACTTATTTAGTCTTCTGAATAAGAAGATAGAAGAATACGAGAAAGATATTAAAACCTTTCTCGCATCTGGTCAGGCTGAAGACATGGCAATGTACAATCGTTTGGTGGGAAGAAACGAAGGATTGCAGTTCATAAAGCAAGACTTAGCGGATATCGAAAAGAGATATATTGAAACTTAGAACTTTTTTCGTTATTCTATAAATGGGAGAGCTTCGTGGGTAGTCCACGCAAGGTATCTGTGAACCTTTAAATCACTGCAAGGTAAAAAATGTATACAGGAAATAAAACAACAGAAGAGAAGGTAGCCTCTAAATTACCAAAGCCACAAGGATACAAAATTCTTATTGGCGTACCCGAAGTCAGCGATAAAACCGAAGGTGGGGTTTTTATGCCAGACGGTCTCAAGGCCGCAGAAGAAACGGCATCAATCATAGGTTTTGTCATGAAGCTAGGCGCAGATGCCTACGCAGATAAAGATAAATTTCCAAATGGGCCGTATTGCCAAGAGGGGGACTTTGTAGTCTTTCGATCTTACTCAGGCACTCGATTCAAGATTCATGGAAAAGAATTTAGACTTATCAACGATGACACTGTTGAAGCAGTTGTCGATGATCCAAGGGGGTACACAAGAGTATGAATAATCTAGCTGAAGAACAAGAGTTCAAAGAGGAAACAGTAGCTGAGGCTATTGAGTCTGCAAAAGAAACCTCAAACCAAGATGACGGTGATGACGGCTTTGAGATTGAAGTTGTAGATGATCTTCCGCCAGAACATCAGAACAGGCCGCGTCAGGCAAAGGATGCAGACGTAGACGAGTCTGTTGAGGATAATGATGAAGAAATAAAATCATATAGTGAAGGTGTTCAAAAACGAATCAAGAAGTTATCTTGGGAAAAACAGGAGAAAGAGCGTCAACGTATTGAGGCTCAGAACCTTCAAGAAGAAGCTCTCAAGTATGCTGAACAGATTAAGCAAGAGAATGAAAGGCTTCGTAAAACTTTAGAAGAAGGTGAAGGGGTTCTTGTTAATCAGGCAAAAGGACGTGTAGCCGCAGAGCTAGAGAAGGCTAGGTCAGAGGCTAAAGCAGCATACGAAATAGGCGATGCTGATGCTATGATCGCTGCTAATGAAAGGGTTGCAAGACTAGCTACTGAAGAAGAGAAGTACAAAAACTACAAGCCTCAACCGCGACCACAACCAGCTCCACAACCTCAGTATCAACAGCAAGTTCAGCGTCCAGCTCAACCTGATCAACGTGCTTTAGAGTGGGCAAAAAGTAATGATTGGTTTGAGAAAGACCCTGAGATGACAGGGTACGCTTATGGATTACATGAAAAACTTGTGAAAAGTGGTATTGATCCAAGAAGCGAACAGTATTACAGTGAGATAGACACAGCGGTTCGCCGCGTGTTCCCAGATAAGTTTGATGATGGGCCTATTATTGAGGAATCAGCACCCCAACGTCAGACTGGCAACGTGGTTGCCCCTGCCGCTCGTAGCGGTAAAAAACCACGCAAAGTGCAACTGACCTCAACGCAGGTCGCTCTCGCCAAGCGGCTTGGTCTGTCAAATGAACAATATGCGGCGCAATTAATGAAGGAAATGAAATAATGTCGAACCGAAACTCACGCACTACAGAGACTCGTGAAGAGTCAAAACGCAAGGTGTCATGGCAGAGACCGTCGATGTTACCTGTCCCCGAACCTAAAGAAGGTATTGAATACCGTTGGGTTCGCACATCAACTCTTGGACAGACTGACAATACGAATGTTTCTTCTAAATTTCGTGAGGGCTGGACACCTGTTCGTGCAGAAGATCATCCAAACCTTCAAGTTGTGTCTGATATCGATTCTCGATTTACAGACAATATTGAGGTCGGTGGGTTATTGCTATGTCAGAACTCAACCGAAAATATGCAAGCTAGACGCGATGCACAGAATGATCAGGCTCAAAGTCAGATGAAGGCTGTGGACAACTCTTACTTGCGTAACTCAGACCCTCGTATGCCCGTTCTAAATCCAGAGCGGTCTACGCGATCTTCGTTTGGCAAGTAACCTTTCGGGGGAGCTTGCTTGGTTGAAACTCAAATTGTGAGGAAACAGAGCTATGGCTACTACAGCAGCTCCTTATGGCTTACGTCCTGTGCGTCGCGCAGACGGAACACCATACGCTGGGGCAACATCCCAGTTTCTCATCGATCCCGCTGGTGAAGCAACAAACCTATTTTATGGGCAAGCTGTTATCATTGGGGCCGATGGGTATATCGCGCTGGCTACAGGTTCAGGTGCAGACCTAACCTCTAACAGCATTTCAGGCACTTCAGGCGTAGGCGCAGTAGGCGTTTTCGTAGGTTGTGAATATGTAAACTCTTCAGGCCAACTCGTACAGGCTCAGTATTATCCATCAGGTACATCTAATGGTGATGCTATTAAAGCTTATGTTGTTGACGATCCAAACGTATTATTTCAAGCACAGCTTGATGCCGCTGGAGCGCAAACAATTATTGGCACAAACACATTCTTTGCAGCAGCACAGTCTACCTCAACTGGTGATACATCAACAGGTAACTCTACATCTGCATTGGATGCGACTGTACAAACCGCAGCGGCTGCATTCCGCATCGTTGCACATGTGTCACCTGCTAGTGATTCCTTCCCAGATGTTCTTGTTAAGTTCAATCCGGGCGGTCACCAGATGACAAATAACGTCGGCTTATAAGGAGATTAGACTATGGCTATATCACGCGCCCAGCTCCTTAAAGAGCTACTACCCGGTCTGAATGCTTTATTCGGTCTTGAGTACGATCAGTACGAGAATGAGCATGCAGAGATTTACGAAACTGAAAACTCAGATCGTAGCTTCGAAGAAGAAGTGAAGTTGTCTGGTTTCGCAGCAGCCCCAGTGAAAGCTGAAGGTCAAGCGATTTCTTATGACAATGGTCAAGAACACTTCACTGCTCGTTACAACCATGAAACGGTTGCAATGGGTTTCTCTATCACTGAAGAAGCTATGGAAGATAACCTGTACGACTCATTGTCAGCTCGTTATACAAAGGCCTTAGCTCGCGCTATGGCGTATACGAAGCAGGTTAAATCTGCGTCTTTGCTTAACACAGGGTTTGATTCTTTCACATCAGGTGACGGATCATTCTTGTTTGCGACTAACCACCCGACAGTAGAGGGCGGCACAAACTCAAACAAACCTGCTGTTAATGCAGACTTGAACGAAACATCTTTAGAGCAAGCTGTTATTGATATTGCTGCGTTCACTGACGAACGTGGTCTATTGATTGCTGCACGTCCTCGTAAGTTGATCGTTCCACCTGCGCTTATGTTCGTTGCAACTCGTTTGCTACAAACAGAGCTACGCACAGGTACAGCGGATAACGACACCAACGCATTGCGTTCGAATGGTTCGATCCCAGAAGGCTATCGTGTAAATCACTATCTAACTGACACAGACGCTTTCTTCATCACTACAGATGTTCCAAACGGCATGAAGCACTTTGTGCGTACTGCTATGCAGACATCTATGGACGGTGACTTCGATACAGGTAACGTGCGCTATAAAGCTCGTGAGCGTTACTCATTCGGCGTATCTGATCCACTAGGCATGTACGGTTCTCCGGGTGCTTAATTAGTTCAATAGAACTTTTGGAAGGGGCTGCTAACGCAGCCCTTTCTTTTTTTGTAGAATGTGTTATTCTGATTTTGGGGTAACATTAGCCTTGCAGACAGGATTCCACCCCACCTGACGTTGCACAGACTGCTAGGCGAAACCTTGTGCAAGGGGTATTAATATGGCTTCAACTACATTTTCAGGCCCAGTGACATCTACTGGTGGTTTTATCAGCGGTTCAGACTCTCTGGTTTCTATTGCAGCAGACGCAACAATGACTGCTGCTTCGAACGCAGGTCGAACAATGAATCTCAACATAGCATCTGGTGCTACTGTAACTCTACCTGCCGCTTCAGGTTCAGGAAACACATATCGTTTCTTTGTTCAAACAACCGTAACTTCTAACAACTATAAGATCCAAGTTGCTAACGCTAATGACACAATGTCTGGTGTTGCAGTGGTTGCGAACGACAGTGATGCTACAGCTTCTATTTTTGAAACAGCAGCAGATAGTGACACAATCACATTAAATGGAACCACAACAGGTGGTGTTCTTGGTGGTCAAGTAGAGATTCAAGATGTTGCGTCAAACAAATTCCGTGTTCTTATAAATCAAGCAGCAACAGGAACAGAGGCTACTCCATTTAGCGCAGCCGTTTCATAGGTGATTCATGGGTAAATTAACTGCAATGAAACCCCGTAAAGCGGTACGTGCTAGGAAAGCAGACGGAACATTAAAAGCTGATGATCCGTCAACTCCTGACGTAAACGAAGCGTGGGAAGGCGGCAAAGCTCCTAACAAGGACGCTAAGTCAGAAAATAAAAAGGAATAAGAGATGGGCAATAATACTATATCTCAGATTCATCAGGCTCACAGACATGAAAGTGGTTTTGGTGTTCTTGGTCGTCATAGAGTTAAAGAGATTTCTGTAACAGGGACATCTAGTGCGGGTCGTCTAGAAATTTTTGATACAGATACAGCTCCAGAGGCTGGAACTTACGCTCAATCAGGGACAACAGTTACTGTAACTGATACGGGTCACGGATTATCAACAGGTGATGTTGTTGGTATTTCATTTGAAACAGGTACAGGTGGAACAGCTCAACCGGGCAACTACACAATTACAGTGACTACAGCAAATGCGTTTACCGTAACAATGTTAAACAGTGACACTATTTCAGACACACCAGCTTGTCGATATGTTGCTTCGACTCCTACTGCTAATGCGTTTCCTAAGAGATGGCTGATGACTAAAGAGACAAGTGCTGCGGATACTTTTGCAAACACTTTCTCAATACCAAATCAAGGCTTTATATCAACGTATGGTGTCTATTTCCATATGTCTAATTTGGGTCATGCGGATGTCTTCTACGAGTAAGTCCAAAAAAGGAACCATGAAAGGCCACACCATAAAAGGTGGTCATAAACGTCCTACTAAAAAGGGTGCGGGTATGACCAAGAAAGGTGTGGCTAAATATCGTAAAGATAACCCCGGTTCTAAACTCAAGACAGCCGTTACAGGTAAAGTAAAGAAGGGCAGCAAGGATGCAAAGAGACGTAAGTCATTCTGCGCTAGATCAGCAGGGCAGATGAAGAAGTTTCCTAAAGCTGCAAAAGACCCCAACAGTCGTTTACGGCAAGCAAGAAAAAGGTGGAAGTGTTAGATGGCAATGTCTCGTTCTCAAATGGGTAGTCAGTTGGTTGGTAATCGTGTCTCCACAGGTGACGATGCAAAAGACCTTGATATCATCCGCATGGGTAAAGGTGGCAAGACTAAGAAGAAAAAGTCTAAGAGCCGTGTGAACGAAGCTGGTAACTACACCAAACCCACAATGCGTAAGAGGTTATTTAATAGAATTAAAGCTGGTGGCAAAGGTGGAGCGCCGGGCCAATGGTCTGCTAGAAAAGCTCAGATGCTTGCTTCTGCCTATAAAAAAGCAGGGGGTGGCTATAAGAGTTGATGAAAGCATCTAGTAAAAGAAAGTTAAACAAAGTTGTTAAGGGTTTAAATAAAGCCTCAAAGACACATGCAAAGCAAGCTAAAACTTTAAAAGGTATAATGAGAAATGGCTCTAAAAAAGTCTCAAAAAAGCCTTAAATCTTGGACTAAGCAGAAGTGGCGAACTAAAAGTGGCAAGCCTTCTACCCAAGGCTCTAATGCTACTGGTGAACGCTACCTCCCTTCTTCGGCTATTAAGTCTCTTAGCTCTGCTGAGTATGCAGCCACATCAAGAGCAAAGCGAAAAGGCAAGGCTTCAGGCAAGCAGTATGTGGCTCAACCTAAAAAAATTGCAAAGAAAACGAAACGACACAGAAGTGTAGTCACATAGGAACTTATCATGGCAGTAGTAACACCAGACCTACCAGAATTATTTGAAGAAGCTTATGAACGGGCAGGTCTTGAAATGCGTTCAGGCTATGATCTCAAAACGGCTCGAAGGAGCCTTAACATTTTAACATTGGAGTGGCAAAACCGTGGTCTTAATCTCTTCACTATTGAATCTAATACTCTATCCATTTCGGCAGGTACTGCGACTTATACGCTACCTTCGGACACGATTGACATCATCGAACACCAAATCCGCACAGGTACAGGTACAAATCAAACCGACACCTCCCTCCAAAGGGTCAGTGTCGCAACTTACGCCCAGCAAACCAATAAAGAAACGCAAGGTAGGCCGACCCAAATCTTCGTCCAAAGACTCCCAACGGAAACGAAAATAACTCTGTGGCCTGTGCCTGATGCTACAACTACATACACTTTGTTTTATTATAGGCTCAAAGGGATAGATGGTTTAACTTCTGGAATAGGATCTTCAGTTACATCTGTACCGCCACGCTTTGTTCCAGCATTAGTTTCTGGTTTAGCTTACTATCTATCTATGAAAAAACCAGAGGCAGCACCTCGCGCTCAAGCACTCAAGCAAGAGTATGAATTTCAATTTGAGTTAGCAGCAGGTGAAGATGAAGAAACAGCATCAATTAAATTTGTGCCTTTTGATACGTTTATGACAGGTGGCTAATGAGTTACGCAAAAGCTAAATATGCCTTTGGTTTCTGTGATAGGACAGGGTTTAGATACCCTTTAAAAGATCTTGTTCCTGAGTATAACAATGGCGTCAAGACTGGATTTCTTGTTGGAAGAGATGTTGTTGATCCTGATCAGCCACAAAACTTTCTTGGTAGGTTAAAAATAAACGATCCTCAGTCCTTGCGTAATCCAAGACCTGACACTGCTCTAGTAGAGAGTCGAGCGTTATTTGGGTTTAATCCTGTAGGTAATGACGCAGTATTTATG